TTCTTCAGCAAAGAGCTGAAGGTTAAATTTGAAAAGGTTCATTCATAGTCCTCCTTTTCTGTTACTGTCCGCAGATATTCTTCAAAGCTGTTATGCTCTGCGGTGATTTGGTGCAGTGTGCTAAGCCCTCCCGGCGCGTCTTTGAGGTTAAGAATGCTCTTTCTGATAGAGATTCCGACTCTTCTCGCGCCTTCTTTGAGAAGCATTGCTTCTTTGTTTCCGGCATCCAGCGGGTCCGTGACTCCACATTGTTCCATGAGCCGTGCAAGGAACCAGCGTCCGTTTTCGTTTGATACCAGGTATTTAAGAGCTGCTTCGTCTTTTTCTTTGATGTATTCGTATCTTGTCATGTGTTGGTCACTCCCAATGCGCGTCCAAGTTCGTTATATCCTAAAAGCTGCTGCAGGGCAGGGTTCCCATCATTTGCGGCTTCGGTAGCGTTCTTTGCCGCCTGTGCCGCAGGAGCTGCAGCCTGTGCCATTGTTACGGCCTGCTGCATTTGTTCCTGTTTTTGGAGCATTTCCTGTTTCTGCTGCATGAGCTTTTGGTATTCTTCGTCGGAGCGGACTATGGAGGCAGGGGCACCGACAAGGTCGAAGTACATTTTGAGGGTTTCGTCGTAGTCTACGCGGTCCAAGATTTCAGGGTGGAATTGTGCAAGGACTCCCATGAAGGAGAGTGCCTGTTCAATGTTCGTTATTCCTGACATCTTCTGCGCCTGTGCCAAAGGGCTTATGTATTCTATCTTGATTTCCTGCTGTGCAAGTATTTCCGCCATGTCCGGGTCTTCCGGTGCGGGGAATACGTTGGCACGGTCAAGGATCATATAGACGCGTTCAATGATTTTCGAGAGGAATTCTGACTGCATGCGCTGAACCACAGGCCCGAGCTGCTGCATTTTTTCCTGCATTCTTTCAATGACTTCGCGTGCTGTCATGGTCTTTTCCTGGCTGTCTATCATGCGGAAGAGGTCTGCCGCATAGGTTCTTTTTATGCGCTCTTCCGTTTCTTTGATAGTCATCTGCAGTGCGTCAAGGTTAGGTGATACCTGAAAGATTGGTTTCGCTCCTGAGTTTTCGCCTTGTCCTGTTACGGTTTTTCCGCCTGGGATGAGGTTTATTCCGAGCTTTTCTGTTTCGGGGTCTGTCTGTATAGGCGGTTTTGCCATGAGTTCAACAAGGGTGAGCTTGTCTTTTTCCATGAGCTGAAGCTGCATTGCATCAGCCATTGCAAACCAGCCGGGGCCTTTGCCGTAGGATTCATTCACGGATACGAGAAAGCGTCCTACAGGTACGGGCCATTCATAGAAGCCTCCGATATAGAGCCATTCATCCTCCTGTGCTTCTTCAAGCCAGTAGAGCGAGATGAACGGCATGTGCCATCTTCCGAGTTTGCTTTGGTCTTTCATCCGGTTCGGTTCGACAAACCAATAAAGCTTATGTTTTGTCTTCATCGCCGCTCCGGATTTCAGTTCCTGCCTTATGTTTTCTGTGAGTGCGTCTTCGCCGAATTTGTCCGCGAGCTGCTGCGCGGTCATTTCGCCTGTCCAGCAGAAGGTGTCTATGCTTCCGTCAGGACCGGACTCAATGAGGTAGGAGCCGATGGTATACGAGGTAAAATGTACGCCTCTTTCTGCGTCGGGGAATATGGCAAGGACTGCCTGTCCGAACGCAAGCTCAAGGTAGGTTGAGTGTATGGCGTTATAGAAGTTTGATTTGTTCAGGACATCGTTCAGTATGTCCATGCGCTGGTCAAGAAGCTTGCTGGTTTCGGTGTTGTCCGAGAGTTCCTTGTTCGCGAAGTTAAGACGGAACCAGCGGCGGTTCTGCGGTGTGAGTCCCGACATTATGCCTGAGGCAAATATCTGATTGGATTCCCACGCTATGCCGTTATAGATTTTCGTGTCTTTTCTTCGTGCTGGGTTTGTCCGGTCGCCGGTGTTTTCAAACCATCCGACATGAGGAAGCTGGTAGTCCCGTATTTCCTTCCAGCGTGTTTCATATTCCTGACGGTTCTCCTTCATCTGCTTTATTTTCCGGGTGTAATGCTTCTTTTCGAGGTGCAGGATTTTCGCGATGTCTGAGGTCGATACGAGCGGCGGGTGCCGCGCTGCAAGCTGTTCCATTGCTCCTCCTTATCCAAGGGAATTTCTTCCGCCGTTGTTCGTGCTGCCATTATTGCCTGACAGGGTTCCAAGGATTGTTCCCCTATCCAGTGCAACGTTTGTGGACTGTGCGCCTCTCCTGCGGCGCTTCTGTTCGTTCGCCTGACGGTCTGCACTTACGTTTCCTCCGGATACGTCGGTCACTGCCGTCGGCATGGGGTCTGCCGGTTTTGCTACTTCATAGCTTCCGCCTCCGCCTCCACACATACGGATTCCTCCTTTCAGGTCTGTTTTTGATGTTTATGAAAATGGGTTATAGTCAGTGTTTACCGTGCGGGCGTTTCTTTTTGTCCACGTTTCCCGCGGCTTGACGGGAAAGGCAAATGTGAGCGCCAGTGCATCTGCGGTATCCGGTGATTTTCCCATTTTTTCCTTTATGTCTTCTTTGGATTCCAGTTTCATGCGGTTTGCCGCATCAAAGGAGTATTCAGGTATTGAAAGCTCTGTTTTAAGGGCGCTGTTGTCCGGAATTGCTCCTCCGTTTTCAAGCCATTGTTTCATGGTGTCCCACATTTCGATACGTTTGTTTTTGTATCTTCCGTGGTTTGTGGCTTTTCCTCCGAAGTTTATTCCGGTAACGTCGTAGCCGAGCTGGTGGCAGCGGTCTATTACTCCTTCGCCTCTTCCGAGGTCAATGAAGACTGCATCAGGATTCCATTCGTTTATTGTTTTGATTATCTGTGCTGCAAGGGACATGTTGTCTATGTCTTCAAAGATTATTGGTTCGTAGGCTACAAGGCCCTGCCGCTTTTGGATTATGCTTCTGTCATCTCCGAAACGGGCTACGTCTACGCCGAGTATTTTCGGAGCGCCCGCCAGTTCTTCAGGACGGTAGTTCCGCTTTGCGGCTTCTGTTACTACGTCAATAGGTATGAGAACATTGGCTGCGGAGGCCGTGAAGTCACAAAGCATTTCCTGCCTGAAGGTCATTTCCGACATTTCTTTTTTCATGGCTTCAAGTTCTTTCGGTCCGCAGCGGCCTCCTTCGTCGAAGATTCCGGACTCGTCTGCACGGTACATTCCTGCAAACCATTCCGGATCTTTCTGTGCGTACTGCCATCTTTCGTAGAATTCATTCTGACCTTTGGGTGTGCCTATCCATATTACCCAGCCTTGCCTGTCGGCTATTGCAGGACGGATGATTTCTTCGTAGAAGCCGGGCTTCATTTGCGCCGGTTCGTCGAGGATTACTCCGTCAAAGTACATGCCTCGGATTGCGTCAGGGTTATCCGCGCCCATTACGTAGATTCTTGCTCCGTCTGCTCCCTGATGTTTGGTGGGAAGCTCTATATAAAGCTCAGATTCATTGACCTTTATTCCGGGTATTACAGAGGTGTAGTATCTCAGGTAGCTCCATGCTATCTTTTTTGCCTGGTTGCGGTACGGCGCTATGTATGCATATACCGGTGCGCGTGTGTTGTTCTGTATTGCTTTTTTGATTGTGTGATTGATTACACCGACAGTCTTCCCAAAGCGGCGGTGAGCAACAAGAACAGAGAAGCGATGGGTTTCCAGTTCTTTGTGTATGGTGCGTTTCCAATGGTAGGACGGAGTGTAGGGTATGGTGATTTGCTTTTTATTCATCATCATCCCTCCAGCCTACTTCGGAGGCTCCATCGCCCACGGTTTCCTGCTGTATTCTCTCTGTCCCGAATTTCTTCGGATTATTCGCTTTGAGCAATACTTCGAGGAGCTTGTCAGAGCGGTAGAAGCGGCTTCCGACTTTTTCGCCTTTGCCGTTGATGATGGGGACTTCGTCTCCGTCTACGGCACGCCGCCACGCTTCATCCTCCAAGAGGTCTGCTGCTATTCCACGGGCTTTTTCGAAGGCCACGCAGTATTCGTCGTCTTCGTGCATCCACTTGTAGTGGGTGGTCCTCGATATCCCTGCTATGGCACAGGCTTTCTTTACGTTGCCTGTATTTGCAAAGACATTCAGGAACCGATTTTTTGCCGCGCCTCTGATGAATTTCAGCGGGCGGTCTTTGAT